CGCACAAATAACTCCACAGTTTTCGTAACTCGGGCATACCAAAAAGGACAAAACACTCCGCCAAACTCGCACAGCGGTCTTCATCCACAAATAAACTCATACCCCACCCCCTATCAATTTCCTATACACGTCTGTCTTTGTTCCACGTGAAACACCCCCCGGTAGGATTCCTTACCTCCCCGCTGTTGCAAAAATATATTTCCGTGTTACATTTGGCCCGTTGGTTGTCAGGCTTGCTCCCTCGCTATGCGTGAAAAGAGATCGGCGCATGGCAAAACCGGTGAGGGTTCTCTTGCTCCCTTCGATGACCAACACCTAACAACGGAGTTCTCTTCGCTGACATGACGACATTGGTACCGCCTATCGAGGAAAACATTCCTCTGCCAGACAACGCCAAAGAGGCGTTTCCTGAACTCACTGCCGAGCAGGAATTGCAGATGCGGGCCAACGTCATCACGCTGATGTCAGACCTGACGGGCCAAGAACTCGCGCCCACCGAAGAGAATGCAGAAGAGGCCAAGTCGATTGCTCGGCAGATGATGAGCAACCCGCAGTTTCGGCCTGACTACGCCAAGTACCCCAACGAGACTTTGGCCATGCTCGCTGGCATGGTGTCTCAGATGAACGTCTCCATCGTGGAGGAACTCTCCGATCTAAAGATGTACGTCGTCAACAAGCTCGTTGCAGAAGTAGAAAATGCACGCGACCCCAAGGTACGCGTTGCTGCTTTGTCAAAACTGGGCGAGATTGATGGAGTCGATGCCTTTAAGAAGCGCAGCGAGGTCACCCACAAGCACATGTCGATTGAAGAAGTAGAAGAAGAGCTTCTCAATACCTTGACGGCCATCGAAGACAAGGTGATCGACGTTGAAGCCAAGGCTGTAGTCAATAAAGAAGCGGATGACCAAGCCCAAACTGACTCCTGAACAGCTATTTAAGCTGCGACAGGCTCTGCCAACGATGCCCGACAAGCAAAAGCGTCGGGTGCTAGAGCTTATGAAGGAGTATCAGACCCAGATGACGCAGGCGATTGGCAAGGATTCGTTCCTTGACTTCGTCAAACACGTCTATCCGGGCTACAAAGTCGGCCCACATCACCTGAAATTGATCGAAATCTTCGAGGCGATTGCCAAAGGAGAGAAGAAACGGGTGATCGTGAACATCGCGCCGCGTCACGGCAAGTCCGAATTGATCTCCTACCTCGCTCCGGCGTGGTTTCTAGGTAAATACCCTAATAAAAAGGTCATTATGGGGTCCCACACCGCCGATTTGGCAGTGAATTTCGGCCGTCGGGTGCGAAATTTGGTGGGATCGGACTCTTACAAGGACATTTTTCCGCAGATTGAGTTGCAAAGCGACTCGAAATCAGCCTCGCGCTGGGGAACGAACTTCAATGGTGAGTATTTTGCTATTGGTGTTGGAGGTGCTCTCGCTGGTCGCGGCGCTGATCTTTTCATTATTGACGATCCTCACTCTGAACAAGAAGCCAAAACCGGACGACCGGATGTTTTTCTTCCTGCTTGGGAGTGGTTCCAGTCTGGCCCTCTTCAGCGCCTTATGCCGGGTGGTGCGATCATTGTTGTGATGACGCGCTGGTCGAAACTCGACCTGACCGGTCAGATCGTCTCGCAGATGGAGCGAAACGAGGACGTAGATAAGTGGGAAGTGATCGAGTTCCCAGCGATTAAAGATGACGGACAGGCTCTGTGGCCTGAGTTCTGGGATGTAGAGGAGTTGTTGGCCAAGAAAGCGGGTCTGGACATCCGCTATTGGAACGCTCAGTACATGCAGCAGCCCACGTCTGAGGAAGGTGCGCTGATCAAGAGGGAGTGGTGGCAAATTTGGGACAAAGAATCCCCTCCTCAATGCGAGTTCACCATTATGTCCCTCGACGCTGCACAAGAGGCTAACAACAGGGCTGACTATAACGCACTGACCGTGTGGGGTGTGTTTTTCAACGAAGAGACAAACAACTTCGCCATCATCTTGCTCAACGCGATCAAGAAACGGCTGGAGTACCCCGAGTTAAAGGCGCTTGTGCTACAAGAGTACAAGGAGTGGGAGCCTGACGCGTTCATGGTCGAGAAGAAATCCAGCGGGTCGGTGCTCTATCAGGAGTTTCGGCGCATGGGCATACCGGTGGCGGAGTTCACACCGGGTAAGGGTCAGGACAAGATCTCTCGGGTCAACGCCGTGTCTACTCTGTTTGAGAGCGGGGTGGTGTTCGCCCCGGATAGGCGCTGGGCCAAGGAGGTTATTGAGGAGTGCAACGACTTTCCAGCGGGCACCAACGACGACTTGGTGGACTCCACGACCCTTGCACTGTTAAGATTCCGGCAGGGTGGGTTCATCCGTCTTCCGTCTGACGAGCCGGAGGATAACTTTTTGCGCCAGTACCGCAAAAAAGCCGCGTATTACTAAGGATACATTATGGCGACAAATATCGACAAGGCGTTCTATCAAGCACCTCAAGGTCTGGACCAGATCGGGGTTGAGGAAGAACCGCTGGAGATTTCCATCGAAGACCCCGAGTCAGTCACCATCAGTCAGGGTGAGTTTGAGCTTGAGATCAAGAAAACTGAAGACGAAGAGGGTTTTGATAGGAACCTCGCTGAAGACATGGATGAGCGTGCGCTCACCGAGTTGGCGGGCAACCTGACTGGCGACTTTGAGACGGACGTTGACTCGCGTAAAGACTGGATCAAGACGTACGTCGATGGCCTAGAACTGCTGGGCATGAAACTGGAAGATCGCATGGAGCCGTGGCCCGGCGCTTGTGGTGTCTATCACCCGCTGCTGTCCGAAGCTGTGGTGAAGTTCCAAGCAGAGACGATGATGGAGACGTTCCCCGCTGCGGGTCCGGTCAAGACCAAGATCATCGGCAAAGAAACCCCTGAGAAAAAGAAAGCCGCAGAGCGTGTCCAAGAGGACATGAACTATCAACTCACTGAGGTGATGGTTGAGTACCGGCCCGAGCACGAGCGCATGCTGTGGGGCTTGGGTCTTGCTGGTAACGCATTCAAGAAAGTCTACGTCGATGTGCAGCTTGACCGTCAGGTGTCAATGTATTGCCCGGCGGAGGACGTTGTGGTGCCGTACGGGGCGTCGAGCCTAGAGTCGGCAGAGCGTGTCACGCACGTGATGCGCAAGACGGCCAACGAGGTGCGCGCGCTCCAACATGCGGGGTTCTACCGCGACGTTGATCTGGGTGAGCCGGTCCAAGTGATGGACGAGGTGGAGAAGAAGATCGCCGAGAAGCTGGGCTTTCGTGCGACGGAGGACAACCGCTTCAAATTGCTTGAGATGCACGTCGAGATTGACCTCGAAGGCTACGAGCACAAGGATGACGACGGTGAGCCGACGGGCATTGCGCTGCCGTACGTTGTGACCATTGAGAAGGGCACCGGCGAGGTGCTTGCCATCCGCAGGAATTGGAACCCTGATGACCGCACACACCAGAAGCGTCAGCACTTCGTCCACTATCCGTACATACCGGGTTTCGGGTTCTACGCTTTTGGTCTTATCCACCTCGTTGGTGCTTTTGCTAAGTCTGGTACTTCTATCCTTCGTCAGCTTGTGGACGCTGGCACGCTCTCTAACCTCCCCGGAGGTTTCAAGACCCGAGGACTTCGTAGTAAGGGAGACGATACTCCAATCAGTCCCGGAGAGTTCAGGGACATGGACGTACCTAGTGGGAACATGCGTGACAACATCATGCCGCTTCCTTACAAGGAACCCAGCCAAGTCCTCGCTGCGCTGCTGAACCAGATCATCGAGGAAGGCCGCAAGTTTGCGGGGGCCGTGGAGCTTCAGACCTCCGACATGTCTGCACAGGCACCGGTGGGCACGACGCTGGCCATCCTTGAGCGACAACTCAAGACGATGTCGGCTGTTCAGGCGCGCATCCACTATGCGATGCGTCAAGAGTTCAAGCTCTTGAAGAACATCATCCGCGACTACACCCCGCCTGAGTATTCCTATCAGCCGGAAGAAGGTAGCCGCAGCATCAAGCAGAGCGACTACGACCAAGTTGATGTGATCCCTGTGAGCGACCCCAATGCAGCCACGATGGCTCAGAAGGTTGTTCAGTATCAGGCGGCTCTCCAGTTGGCTCAGACCGCTCCGCAGTTGTACGACCTGCCTTTGCTGCACCGGCAGATGCTCGATGTGCTGGGCATCAAGAACTACCAGAAGCTCGTGCCGATGGCCGATGACATGAAGCCTCGTGACCCCGTCACTGAGAACATGAATGTCTTGCGCAACAAGCCGGTCAAGGCGTTCATCTATCAAGACCATCAGGCTCACATCGCTGTGCACATGTCAGCGATGCAGGACCCCAAGGTGCAGTCCATCGTGGGTATGAACCCGCAGATGGCACAGGCACTGCAAGCGGCGATGATGGCTCACGTGTTTGAGCACTTGGGCATGGAGTACCGCAAGCAGGTTGAGCAGCAAATGGGCCAGACCCTGCCCCCGTTCAACGAGGAGCAGGACGAAGTCGAGATGTCTCCCGAGATGGAGATTCGTGTCTCGCAGATGGCGGCTCAGGCCTCACAGCAGTTGCTCCAGCAGAATATGCAGCAGGCTCAAGCGCAGAAGAATGCACAGATGCAGCAAGACCCGCTGATCCAGATGCAGCAGGCTGAGTTGCAACTCAAGGCACAAGACCTCCAGCGTAAAACCGCTAAAGACGTGTCTGATGCTCAACTTAGGCAAGAGCAGATCAATGTCGAGAAAGAACGCATCGACATGCAGATGCAGGCTGAGGGTGCCAAGCTCATGGCCAAAAACATGACTGACCGCAGCCGCATCGAGGCTACACAACAGTCAGAAGGGTTCCGCATCATGGCGGACATGGACAGGCAACGCCAGCAGTCCGCCGCACAAAACAAGCCACCCAAGAAAGGTGAGTGATGTACGAAATCTTGAAGGCCACATCGCTGGTCATCAACAACATTGACGAGAAAGTCAAACAACTCGAAGAACACTTGGGCGCGAAAGGGGCCAAGTCGTACGAAGAGTATTGCGAGATGTGTGGGGAAATTAAAGGTCTGCTCATCGCTCGCAAATTTTTAACAGACCTTACAAAAAACTTGGAGAGATCGGATGAGTGAACTTGATCTGAGCAAAGCAGTGGACTTGTCTGCTGTGTTGCACAAGAACGAACAGGAGAAAGCAAAACAACTTCCAAAGCCTAGCGGCTACAAAATTTTGTGCGCAATCCCCGAAGCGGAGAAATCGTTTGAGGAGAGCGAAGTCGGTCTTATCAAGGCTGACGAGACCATGCGAAACGAGGAAGTGTTGACCACGGTACTGTTCGTGGTCGATATGGGTCCTGACTGTTACATGGACAAAGCCAAGTTCCCCACCGGGCCTTGGTGCAAAAAAGGTGACTTTGTGCTGGTGCGCCCCAACAGTGGCACCCGCCTTGTTATCCACGGTAGAGAGTTCCGCATCATCAACGATGACACTGTCGAAGGTGTTGTTGACGATCCTCGCGGCATTAAACGCAAATAAGGAGCGACACGATGGTAAAAGACGACGACGATTTCAAGTTCCCAGACGAGGTCGATGCATCTAAGGACAAGCCTGAAGATGACATTGATGTCTCGATTGAGGGAGATGACGACGAGGTAAAGATCGAGATCAAGGATGACACTCCGGTCGAAGACCGCGCCGTTGCTCCTCTGTCTGAGGAAGTCAAACAAGAGTTGGAGAAAGTCGATGAATCAAAAGACTACTCCCACAACGTAAAAGTTAAATTTAAGCAGTACAAAAAGGCTTGGCACGATGAGCGCCGGGCCAAGGAGGCTGCTTACCGAGAGCAACAAGAGGCTCTTCAGATCGCTCAGAACATTCTTGAGGAGAACAAGAAACTCAAGAATATGCTGCACAGCGGCGAGAAAGAACTCATCTCTACCTATCAGACTTCGGCTGAAATGGAGATGGAGCAGGCCAAGCGCAACTTCAAAGAGGCATATGACTCTGGGGAGGCGGATAAGCTGCTTGAAGCTCAGCAGGAGATGATGAAAGCTCAGTTGAAGCTTGATAAGACTAAAAATTTCAAGCCCACTGTACAGATTGAAGAAAATGAGGTACAAACTGCGCAAAAGCCGCCTGCACAGCAGCAGATGGACCCGAAAGTGGCATCTTGGGTGTCAAAGAACGAATGGTTCGTAGACCCCAATAAGCGCGGAATGCGCCGATTTGCCGAAGGTGTTCACGAAGATCTGGCAGAACGCTACGGAAAAGCCTTCATTGGCACCAACGAATACTTCGACAGTATCGACAAAGAAGTTCGCAAGCGATTCCCCGAGGAGTTTGCAAGCGGACAAAACGATGAGGATGAACCTCCTCAGCGTACGAAACCGAGCACGGTGGTGGCACCCGCGAAGAGAAGTACGGCCCCTAAGAAAGTCGTCCTTTCCAAGACGCAGGTTGGCTTGGCAAAGAAATTTGGACTCACCCCCGAGCAGTACGCTCGTGAACTTATGAAATTGGAGGCCTAAATGGCTGAGAACAGATTGAAACGCGAAATGGAAGTACGGTCTACTCAAGAGCGTCCCAAGCAGTGGATGCCCGCAGAGTTGTTGCCCGAACCCGATAAGGAACCCGGTTTCGCGTACCGCTGGATTCGTGTTGCTACTTTGAACCAGAACGACCCTCGTAACCTCTCGGGCAAACTGCGCGAAGGTTGGGAACCGGTCCCTGTCGAAGAGCAGCCTCAATTCAAACTGTTAGTCGATCCCAACAGCCGGTTCGCTGGCAACATTGAGATCGGCGGGCTGTTGCTCTGCAAGACTCCGAGCGAGTTTGTTGCCCAGCGTAATTCGCATGTGCAGCAAAAAACTGAAGCTCAGACGAATGCAGTGGATAACAACCTGATGCGCCAGAGTGACCCCCGGATGCCGCTCTTCAATGAGCGTAAGTCCGCGACGAGCTTTGGCAAAGGTTCTTAATCTTTTTGGAGCTTTAACATGGCTTATCCCACTGTCTCGGCCCCCTATGGCCTACAGCCGATCAATTTGATCGGCGGTCAGGTGTACGCCGGTTCGACTCGCCTGCTTCCGATTACCACTGGCTCTGTCAACTACAACACCGCAATCTTTTACGGTGATGTTGTCAAGCAAGTGAACACCGGAACCATCGAAGTTGAAACGGGCACCACGACTGTTTCTGCGCAAGGTGTTGTT